CAGAGTATTACATTTGTAGTTGATGAGCAGTCTTTCGGATAGGATTTTATCCTTAGGAAGCCTGTACATACAACATTCATGTCTCTTTTGCATTTAGCAATCCATAGCTTCTGTCCCTTCTTGTCAAATTTATAGCCTTAAAGCTCTGCATTGTGGAACTCATTGGGCTCTTGAGTCATTCCTTATCAAAGCTGGTTATCTCTAAATGTATTTCCCAAGCTATATTATTATCCTTTAAGATTAATGAAGTATACCTGCAAAGTGCAAGAGGTTTTGAGAGAAGCATTATTGCTTTCTTATTCTCAATACTACAATCCTTTGCCCATTGATTAGCATTACTTGCTAAACTATAGTTTGGAAGCTTGAGAAACTGGGGAACTTCACATGTTCTATTGTCAGCCAAAGTTATTGTGTATCAATTCCTCCTTTGTTCTAGTTTACATGACTATAAATCTTTTAAAGTGGCAATAGTTTACCAATTATCTCGAAGACTCTATAATCGATAAAACTTTTAATCGCAAAGCCTCATAAAACTCAAGCATATGCAACTTCAAAATCTTCATAGTTTTTTAAATTCTTTAACAAGGATAAATATGATACACATAACTTTCTCTAACAACACAACATGGGAGTTCCCAACAGTTTCTCAAGCTTCTGACTATAGTTTAGCAATGCTAATCAATGGTCAAAGGATTGTGAGAATAAGAAGCAATAATGCTTCTTCTCAAAACCACTTGCAAGATTACTTTGCAGGTATACTTAAATCCATTAATCTTAAAGGAGAATAATATGGAAAATACATTTGATATAAACAGCTTTGATAAGGAAAGAGTCGCAAACCCTGCTTCGTTTCCTCAATGCAGAGCATTAGGCTATAAATTTGCCAAGAAGGGTGAAGCTATGGATTGGAAAATGCAAAAGAGAATTCAGGGTTGCATGTACAGTCTAGCTAAGGATAAAAAGCTATCCTTCAAGAGAGCTCATCAACTACTGCAGGGTAAGACTCTTCCGAAGGCTTTCTTCGATAAGATAGATGCTTACATAAAAGAACAGAGCTAGAACTTAAAACTCTTTCGCCACACAAGTGAAAGAGTTTTTCTTTTGTCGAAAGTTACTTCGCTTAAAATCCACATCAAATAGTGAAATTACTGCGTAATTGCTCTTCAGGATGCTAGTCGACCACGCCAAAGAAGTAAGTAAGCTTAATTAAGTTTAAATTTAAGCTCGAGTTTTAAAAGGCTTCGGTTGGTTGAGGGAGTTTTAAGTTAAAAAGCTGTGGATAACCCTTAAATATCCCTGTATAAACTGTATATAAGTTGTTAATAACTATGTATAAACTGTGGATAACTATATTTTAAAATACAAAATCTAAGATATATCTTAAAATTATAATCTTAAAGTTTTATCTTAAGTTTTTTATCTTAAGATTATAAATATATCTTAAGTTTGTTAAGTTGCGTTGACATTTGCCCCGAGAAAAAGTAAGCTTTGGGTCGGTTCGGCAGGGTGATGACCTTGCTGTTTTTTTAAAATGACTGGAGATGTTATGAAAAGTAAATGTAAAAACCCAAATGGACAGGCTAACTTACAAACGATTGAGGAATCTAAACTTAAAAGCCCTACTTTTAACAATCTGTTGAAAGCTGAACGGTATATCAAGGAGTTAGGTTATGTTTTTAGAGTAAGAAATTCTCTTAAAGAAGACAGGTCTGTAATATATAGACATAAGTTCCCTAAAAAGGGACATGTGTTTCTTAAATCTAGCTATGACTTTTTGAGTCTGGGTAGTATGGAAATGGGTACTGTTTGGACAGTAACTAAATTTTGAAGAATGTGACAGTAAATCAGGAACTTAAGATTATAAGTATATCTTAAGTTTGTTAAAACGCTTGACATCTGCCGAGAAAAAACATATAATTTGTCGGTCAGCAACCAACCGAGCCTTCAAAGGTTCAAATATAAGGAGATAGTATGGACGATGTAGAACATTTTGAATTTATAGATTTTATGGAAGAACAAGAATTGAAGATAAATACAACCGAAGCTAATAAAGAATTGGCTGAAGAAATTAACCCAACAACATAGGAAATAAATATGGATATAAATATACACAAAGTAAAAAAGATTGAGATGAGTAAAACAAGATTAGTTTCTGACTTTTATGTTAGAGATATAACCTTTCATTCTTTAGAGTATTCTTTAGAAAAAGGCGATTACGTCAAGATTGAGAATAAAATAACTTTATTTCTTAATGAAAAAGAATCAGCTAAAGTACAATACGCTAAGGCTTAGAATAAACTATAGGACACCAAGTAACAGAGGTGCTACAACTAAAGCACATCAAATAATATCACTTGGTCTCTAGGGACTACTGTTAAATCGTAAAGTAAACTGTGCAATCAGGATAAACTATACAATTATAAACCGAGCAACAGACCTGAAAGAGTGTGGGTATCACTTACCAAAACTACCCACCTAATATTAATAATAATAACTGGAGATGAATATGAGTAAGACAACTTACACAATTAGAGGTAGTAAAACTACAAGAAGAATTGATACAGCACCACATAGTGTTCAAAAACTATGGTTACATTCTACAGAACAAGGTATAAATGTTCTAAGAGTAAGGTCTGTTAAGAATAGAACTGAGAGAACTCAAGGCAATACGTTCTTTGGATTCCATAAGGCTAAGGTATCAGCTTATCAACAACTTGATGATGCTATCTTTCCACTGTGGTTTAAAAGAAAAGTTAGACTTGGAGAGAGCAACAAGGGTATGCAAGTCTTAGAGGTTGCAGATGACTTTGATGTTCAAGATACAATGCAAGTTGTAGATGATTATGAAAGATATGTAAATAGTGCTTGGACTAGGTTTACAGTTGGACTGAAAGAGACTTTATTTTATAGTGTTTCTTTGTTTCAAAGATAGAATATAAATCCTAGAGTTGGTAAGGAGAAAGCTACCCTTACTGTATCACTAGGCTTACGGACTGCTAGGTAGCGTAGTCATGTTCTTGGAGGAAAGCACCTTGAACACAGTCTTATTTTTCCACATTGCGTGGCGGTTTTGATGGGACTTTAAACCACTATAACCAATAATTGCAGAGTGCTGGGTATCACTTTAAAGTACCCATTTAATTTAACTTAATGGAGATAGAATTATGGCAAAGCCAATGAGAGTATGTGATAGAGAGATAATAGAGAGATTGATATGTAATATGTATGAAGCAAACAAGACTGATGCGTTTAATGAGAACTATGAAAGTAGTAATGCAAAAGTAAAGATAAAGAATATGTTAAATGCTTTAGAGGATTATGAATTAGACCAAAAAGTATTGAGTGATAAGATATATGATTTAAATACTGAGCTAGAAGAACAAGTAAAGTTTTATAATGATGAGTATGCTGGTGGTACAGAAGGTACTAGTCAATATAATAATTATTATAATGATACTCAATTAACTTTTAATAAATATAATAAAGATAGAGTATCTATATACTTTCACTTCCCTACAAAAATTAAGCAAAGTATTAGGGATGAGATAGGCTTAGTAACTATGGGTGGAGACTTTGAATCTAGTGAGTTGATAGCCCAGCTTACTGAGAAGTTTGTCAAATGAATATAGATTTTACACATGAGATTGAAAGAGAAGTAAATAGTTTGTTAGAAAACGCCCTCCAATTTGGGGAGGGTGGGGACTATAGAGTAGCTATCAGAGAAGCAAAAGACTTAGAAGCATTAAAGACTATACTATCTAGTATGGTGGAGGAGCTTTTACATACAGGGAGATACTAATGAAAATAACAGCATGGAATATAGGTATTGTTTGGGAAGATGGTACTGAAGAAAAGATAGGACTCGTGCCTGATTGGGTATCAGCAAGAGTAGATGAATTTTTAAATGAGTTAGAGGAGGAGTCTGATGAGTTATAACCTACTAAGTTTTAGTAACCCTAAGATACAGAAAAGTAATAAAGTTTATCAAGATTACTTGACAGCTATATTACATTTACATCCAATCAGTACCAAGATTTGTCCGTATCAGGACATTGCTGGGTGCAAGGAAGCCTGTCTTAATACAGCAGGTAGAGGTGGCATTATGAAGAAGGGTGAAACCACTAATGTCATACAAGAAGCGAGAAAACGTAAGACTAAATTGTACTTAGAAGCTAGAGATATCTTCATGTCCTACTTGGTTACAGACATTACAAAGTTTGTTAATTACTGTAAGAAAAAAGATAAGCTTCCTTGCCTACGACTGAATGGTACTAGTGACATACAATGGGAGACTATCAAGATAGATGATAAGAATATCTTTGAGATGTTTCCCAATGTACAGTTCTATGACTACACTAAGATACCTACTAGAAAGGTTGACAAGCATAGTAACTATCATTTAACATGGAGTTATAGTGAAGCGAACAAGAAGTATTCCGAATACTTTAAGACTATTGATTACAACATAGCTGTAGTATTCAATGGTGATATGCCTATCTACTTCAAAGGTAGAGAGGTTGTTAATGGTGATGAGACAGACATGAGGTTCTTTGATAAACCTAATGTAGTTGTCGGACTCAAAGCAAAAGGTAAAGCCAAACAAGATAGTAGTGGCTTTGTAATACATACAATATAGGAGACAGTATGAACATAACAAATAACGAGTTGGCTAAGTTGCTTAGAGATAAGCTAGAACAAGACGGAGTATCTAAAGAATTTTTAGATGAGAAGTTTATAATAGATTTTACTGAGGAGAAAGATGATGAGTGACATACATAACGAACGAACATTAGAACAAATATATGAGCAAGTCTTAGAAGATGATGCTAAAGATTCAATACAAGATGAGATAGATGATATTTGTTATCTGTATAACTTATGTGCAGATGATGATAGAGATGAGATACTTAGCTTTATAGCAGAGAGTATCTTTTATAACCAACACACTATGGAGATAGCAAAATGAAAGCAATATTAATAAATCCTTTTAACCAAACAATAAAAGAAGCAGTATATACAGGAGACTTCAAAGAAATCTATGACCTTGTAGAGTGTAGAACTTTTGATTGTGTTTACTTAGATAATGTAGAGGTACTCTATGTAGATGATGAAGGTTTACTACAGGGAGATACAAAATACTTTTCTATAAATGGGAAAGTTCTTGCAGGTAAGGGACTGGTACTAGGTACTGATGCAGACGGGGAAACTATAGAGACAGGATTGACTTTACAAATGGTTAAAGATATGGTAGAATGGATGCCTGAAGGACACAGAGAAACACCTTATATGGAATTTACTGCATGGAAATAGTATGAATACAAAACAATTAAAGAAACTTAGAAGGCTAGTAAAACCTATACAGGTAGAGTGGTTGCAGTCTTTACTGTCCGAAGAACAAGGAAAGGATATAACAGTTGATACTGTTGAGGGATTACTTCCCGAGCAGACGCATGCCTTTGGTAACGGACAGTTGCACCTTTCTTATATGACAGACAAGTGGATAATGAAATATTTAAAACAATATCCAAACATAACAACTTACAAAGAACTAATAGAGGTATCAAAAAATGGATGAATATGTAATAGATGTAATAATAAATGGTAAGAAAGACCAACTCAAAACTTTCTGTGGCTCAATCTATTCTGCTATAGATAGTATGCTAGGTATAGACATGATTGAAGATATCAAATGTGTTACGAGAACTATAGATGATAAGACATGGGATGTAAACAACATGGATGTAGCACACTTACGAGGACTGAGAAAAGAAATGGATGAGTCTTTATTGGTTGATGCTTTTAAAAGCGTGGAGGATTTGTACATTGACACAACACACTGATAAAGTATTAAAAAGAAAAGAAGATATTGCTGAACAAAAAGAAAACGACAGCATTAACTTTATTGAAGTAAGATTTGAAGAGGGCAAGTGGACAACCGACACCACAGGATATAAGAGTGGTAAGGTTGTTACTAAATATAATGATAAAAGAAAAAAGGATAAAATAACATATGATTAAATTTGATATAAAAGATATAAACTACATGGGAATAATAACTGCATTGTTACTTACTTTATTATATTTTCGTTATGAACTTAACGATTTAAATATAAGATATGAAAACGATTCATACACTAGGGTTATGAATTGCTTTAAGGATGTTGTAACTGAACCTGAATTCTGTAAGAAATTTTATAAAGGAGTAAAATAATATGAGTGATGGATTTACAATGATGACAGCAGATGAGTACAGGAAATTTATAGACTGGATTACTGCACATGGACAAGAACTTTACGAAAATAAAATAGCATATGAAACAACATGGACTGATGATAAATATTATGTTAAACTTTGTGATGAAAGTCTTTATACTTTAGATGATATAATGCTTGACATTGATGAAGATATAGTGTAGAATGTGCAACATGATGACGAGTAACCGAAGAACTTTAAGCCCTCTATCTCCAATAGTAAATGATTTGGTTTGGCTTCAGTACATAACTCCGAGAGTAGTTAGCTCACAACTCTCCCAATTTTTAACAAACTATTAACACACCGAGGAGGTAAATATGATAGTAGATGGAACAGCTTATTGGGCAAGCATTAAAGAGCCCAACACAACATTTGAACCAATGTATACAGTCAACTTAGTTGTTGATGAGGATACTGCAAATGACTTTAAAACCCGTGGACATACTATTAAGCAGATGGATGAAGGTTCTGCTGTAGTAATCAAGCGTAAAGTAAATGGTCCGAATGGTATGGTCAGGTCTTCACCTAGATTGTTAGACCAAAACAAACAGGAAGTTAGTCTTGCTGTAGGTAATGGCTCTAAGGTTAGAGTGCAGTGTAATGAATATGATTGGGAATATGCAGGTAAAGCAGGGAAAGGTCTCGACTTACAGGCTGTTCAGATTGTAGAATTGGTAGAGTATAAAGCTCAAGATGGCTCTGAGTTCTTTGATGAAGGGGAGGAGTTTTAATATGATTATCAATATTAAGAATGATGATGGTGACTTAGTCTATGATGTTTCAAAGATTGAGGATGAGCAAAAGAAAGCAGGTGCTAACGTATCTATTAGTAAGATAGGTACACTGAACGTGCTGACTGAAGCTTTGAACTATGCTTCACAAGGACATCAAGCTAACTTAGAAGCAATTCTAAATGAGAGTCCTGAAGCTATGGTTGAATCGAATGAAGATGAAGAGGATGTAGATACTACTGACTCGAAGTAAATAACTCGGCTAGGTCTCAAAGCCTAGCCACTTTCTAATGGAGATAGAAATGCAACAAGAACGAACACAATTTATTAAACACAAATTACCATGCAACAAATGTAGCAGTAGTGATGCTGTTTCTCTTAACGAGAACGGCTCTGCTAAATGCTTTAGTTGTGATAGTTTCTTTATAAACTATGACGATGAATCAGTAAGCAAGGTAGTTACTATGCCCAATAAACCCAAGCCCGATAACACATTCCTTACATCATACACTGGTGCTTATGGTTCTCTTACTGATAGAGGTATATCAGAAAAGACAGCCACTAAGTTCGGTGTCAAGATTGTTAAAGATAGAAACAACCAAGTAGCACAACATGTATACCCTTACTTTAACGGTAGTGAAGTTGTAGGTACTAAGACAAGGTACGTTTCTAACAAACAGTTCTCATGTAATGGAACCTTTAACGAGACAGGTTTGTTTGGTGAACAGCTGTATGGAAATACAGGTGGCAAGTATCTCACTATTACCGAAGGAGAGTGTGATGCTATGGCAGTGCATGAACTCTTCCAAGGTAAGTGGGCAGTTGTATCCTTAAAGCGTGGAGCTTCGGCTGCTGTTAAAGATATACGAGAGAGTATAGAATTTGTAGAATCATTTGACAATGTAGTTCTATGTTTTGATAACGACAAGGCAGGTAAAGAAGCAGCTAAAGCTGTAGCTAAGATACTTAAGCCGAACAAAACTAGAATCATGTCATTCCCTAACGGGTTCAAAGATGCTAATGAAATGCTCAAGCAAAAGAAATTCCCTGAATTTACACAGGCTTGGTGGAACTCCAAGACTTACACACCTTCAGGTATTATGGAACTATCATCACAGAAAAATGATTGGTTACATAGAGAAGAGAAAGAGAGTGTTGCGTATCCTTGGGAAGGGCTCAACAAAAAACTATATGGAATGCGTAAAGGAGAACTTGTAACCTTAACAGGTGGCACAGGTCTTGGTAAGTCTAGTGTTACTAGAGAGCTAGAACATCACCTTATCCAAAACACTACTGACAACGTAGGTATAGTTGCTCTCGAAGAGAACTGGTTGAGAACTGCTGATGGTATCTTATCTATCGAAGCTAACGATAGACTGTACCTGACAGAGAAACGCAAGAACTATAGTGAAGAAGAGCTAACAGCTTTGTTTGATAAAGCTATACCGAAAGGTAGAGTTTATATCCATGCCCATCTAGGTGCTACAGATATAGATGATATCTTTTCTAAGCTTAGATATATTATTGTAGGCTGTGAATGTAAGTGGGTTATAGTTGACCATTTACATATGCTTGTCAATGTCTTATCAGAAGGTGACGAAAGACGAGGTATTGATATGCTTATGAACAGACTGCGTAGTCTTGTAGAAGAGACAGGTATCGGTATGATATTAGTATCGCATCTTCGTAGAGCAAGTGGAGACAAGGGACATGAGAATGGTGTCGAAGTTTCACTGTCACACCTTAAAGGTTCGGCAGGTATAGCACAGTTATCTGATTGTGTCATTGCCCTAGAGAGGAATCAACAGGCAGCAAATCCTGAAGAAGCCAATACAACTAAGGTTCGTGTACTCAAATCAAGGTACACAGGAGACACAGGATTAGCTTGTGGTCTCAAATATAATCCTGATACAGGCAGATTGTTTGAAGTATCAGAGGAGGAAACATTTGACAACGAACAATTCTAAAATAATATTTGACATAGAAGCAGACGGATTAAACCCTACTAAAGTATGGTGTATCGTAGCTAAAGAATGGAATGGTGCAGTGCATACATTTGATAACACTCAGATACCTGAAGGGATTAAGTTCCTAGAAAGTGCTGAGGTATTGATTGGACACAACATCATAGGCTATGATATCCCTGTCTTAGAAAGATTGCATGGTGCTAAACTTACTAAGAATCTAGAAGATACATTAGTAATGTCTAGGCTCTTCAATCCCATCCGTGAGAACGGACATAGTTTGAAAGCTTGGGGCTGGCGTGTTGGTATGTTCAAGAAAGAACAACCTCTAGATTTTAATTCATATACACCGGCAATGTTAGAATACTGTATTCAAGATGTAAAATTAAATGAAGCTGTGTATAATCATCTACTCAAAGAAGGTACATTGTTTAGTGATGACTGTGTTGATTTAGAACACAGGGTAGCTAAGATAATGAGACAACAAGAGAAGAACGGATTCTTTTTTAATACTAAACAAGCTATGAGTTTACTTGCTGACTTAAAAGATAAACAGTTAAAAGTAGAGGACGAAGTACACAGTACATTTAAACCTAAGTGGGTTGATGATAAGTTAGTTACTCCATACATTAGAAAAGACGGAGAGTTATCTAAGCGTGGTCTAACAGACGCTGAATATAACAACTGCTTAACAACACAATGCGTTGATAATTTTATGAGAAAAAAACTTGTTGAGTTTAATCTAGGTAGCCGTAAACAAATAGGAGAATATCTTATTGACTTCGGTTGGGAGCCTGTAAAATTTACACCTACAGGTCAGCCTATTGTAGACGAGGGGACTCTAAAAAAGATTGAGCATATAAGAGAAGCTAAATTAATTGCAGACTTCCTTCTTTATCAGAAGCGTATTGCTCAGATATCTTCTTGGATAGACGAGCTTAAAGATGATAGAGTTCATGGTAGTGTAATACCTAATGGAACTATCACTGGTAGAATGACACATAGAAATCCTAACATGGCACAAGTTCCTAATGCAGGAAGTCCTTATGGTGTAGAGTGTCGTGCTTGTTGGACTGTCCCTGAAGGATACAAACTTGTAGGTATAGATGCTAGTGGGCTAGAGCTTAGAATGTTAGCTCACTATATGAATGACGAAGATTATATTAATGAAGTTATCAATGGTGACATACATACTACTAATCAAAAACTTGCTGGTCTAAAGACAAGAGACCAAGCCAAGACATTTATATATGCACTAGTGTATGGAGCAGGTGATGCTAAGATAGGTAGTGTTGCAGGTGGTGGGCTTAAGAAAGGTAAAGAATTAAAACAAACTTTCTTCAAGAACTTACCGACACTTAAAACTTTAAAAGATAAAGTACAGAAAGCAGCCGAGAGAGGATTCCTAAAAGGAATAGATGGTCGTAAGATATATATCAGAAGCCAACATGCTGCTCTCAATAGTTTGCTTCAAGGTGGTGGTGCTATTGTTATGAAGAAAGCCCTGTGTTTCCTTCATGCCTTAATAGAATTAAATAATATTGATGCCAAGTTTGTAGCTAACATTCATGATGAGTGGCAGATAGAAGTAGCAGAAGAACAAGCAGACTTTGTAGGTCAGCTGGGAGTTCAAGCTATTGAACGAGCATCAGAGCATTTCAATATGCGTTGTCCTTTAACAGGGGAATATAAAATAGGAGGTGACTGGAGTGAAACTCATTAAAGATACTAATCGTAAAGGAGACTTTGCAGAATACTATGCCGTGACTTGGTTGTGGGATAATGGATACGAGGTCTTTCAGAATGCAGGATGTACTGGACCAATAGATATGATAGCTGTAGATAAAAAAGGAGAGACACTCTTCATTGATGTTAAAACTATACATCCTAATAATAATAATGACAAGAATCCTAACTGTAAAAAAACTAGAACAAAGAAACAACAACAACTAGGAGTTCAATTGCTTGGGTTTAATCCTGAGACAAGAGGGCTTCACTTTATAGAACACAAAATATGATAAAAGAAAACGAGAAACTTATTGACAATACTGAATTAGATAGCTATAATAAATTTACGGCTGAGTCAGGACATTGGTATACTCAAGAGGGTGACCCAATGTATACTATCGTTGGTGTTAATGGCAAGGAAAGAAACACTACTCTTAGAGATGCTAAGAAAGAAAAGTTAGTTCCCTCTGTTACTACCATCTTAGGTATGATAGCAAAACCTGCCTTAGAAAATTGGAAGATAGACCAAGCACTTAACTCTGCTCTTACACTAGAAAAAGAAGAAGAAGAATCCTTCAAGTCTTTTACTTACAGATGTAAGACTGACTCTAAAAAACTAGGTATCAAAGCTGCTCAAGAAGGTACTAAGATTCATGCCATGATTGAACGAGGGTTCTTAGGTGAAGGCACTAGTAAGACTTATGAAATTATTAAAGCTTACTTAGATGATAACTTCCCTGACGAAGAATGGATAGCAGAAGATTCTTTCTGTGCTGAATCAGGGTATGGTGGTAAGATAGATTTATATTCTAAGTCTGGTATCTTTGTTGACTTTAAAACTAAAGACAATCTATTCGGTAAAGACCCTGCTAAATTAGTATACGATGAACACGGTATGCAGTTGTCTGCCTATGCCCAAGGCTGTGGTTTTTCTGATGTAGAAAGAGTATCTATATTTGTAGATAGAAAAGATACTGAGTTGATATCCTGTCACATATGGGATAAGACTTCTCAAAAGAAACACACTGCTATGTTCAATGCTATATTAGATTATTGGAAGCTGGTTAAAAACTACGACTCCTCTGTTACTAATGGCTAGAGTACCTAGAAAACCTAGACCTAAAAAAACTAATGTGCCTAAAGGTTATGATAGTTTATGGGAAGCCCAACTGCATCAAACATTATTACATGATTGGAAGCACCATTGGGATAACATAAACTACATAGTTAAGCATAAGTACGAGCCGGACTTTGTTAAAATAATTGACGGCAAAACAATATTATTAGAAGCTAAGGGTAGATTCTGGGATTACGCAGAGTACAGTAAGTACATACATATTAGGGAGGCTTTGCCAAAAGACTATGAATTAATATTCTTATTTCAAAAACCTTTTGCACCAATGCCAGCCTCTAAGAAAAGAAAAGACGGGACTAAAAGAAGTCATGCCGAATGGGCAGAGACAAATAATTTTACATGGTACAACGAAGAGAGTGTACCGAAGGAGTGGAGAAGTAGTGAATTATAAATTCAATGAAGATGAAACAATAAAACAAATTAAAAGGTATGTAGACAGTACTTACAACCAACACTATGCTTACGGAGACTATCAAGCTACAGATGTTATCTTTGATAATGGACATGGTGAAGGCTTCTGTATGGGTAACGTCATA